ACTCAAGATCTGTTGAAATTTTAATCAGATTCATCACTTCCCTGCTCCTTTCTGGCACTTCATGCAAAGCGGCCTCCCAAATTTATTAAGGGAATACCCATACACCCTTTCGTTGATCTCCGCTCCGCATTCATCACAGAAATATCCGCTGGATTCTTCGCGGGGCGTCTCTGTCTGCTGGGCCGGCGGCTCCCGGCGTTCTGAGGTCTCCTGTGGCGGTGCCTGCTGGTATTGCTCCTGAATATCATCATCTTCTGTACTCTGCTCCGATGTAAAAGCCGGATTGCTCAGATTTTCCTCCGGATCAAAAGCCTCATGGACAGCGTCCTCGAAAATCCCCATAGAGCTGATTGCCGGCGGCGCTGCTGCCGCGCCGAACATATTCCCCATAGAATTCATTCCCTGCTGCAACATTGCCTGCCGCACAGTGGCATCCGAGTAATCCGGCGAGAATGTGACAGTGGGAACCGCAAACGGCTTTTTCAATTCGTTCAGCTGGTATGTACCTTTGATTCCCAGCAAAGCCCGGATAACCCGCAGGATTGCCCCCGTCTGTGCCTTTTCAGATGCCGTTTTCCTGAGAAGCGTCATGTTTACCAGAATGGAACGCTCAATGTATTTTTCCCGGTCACAGTCTGCAATCACATAATACTTTTCCGGTTTGTTCCATTTGTCCCGCTTCTCCGGATCCTCCCGCCATTCTCCTTTGAACATATCCGCTGCGGCCTTTGCTGCTCTCCAGTCATGGATCCCCATAATGGATTTATCCATGAATTCGAGGCGGTATTTGGATTCTTCATCATCCAGACAGATCCGCTTCGTTTCTGCGTGTGTCTTGAAAGTCCCGTCCGGGAGCCGGAGTGCTCCATATGCCTTGCCGACATAAGTATTTGCATTTTCCCGAAAGACCGTTGTGTACTCCGGATGGAACTGGACGCCCGCCGCAGTCGCAAGCTTCATCAGGAGCGGCTTTGCCGGGGAGAAAACGTCTGCATAGATTGCTTTTCCGTTCCGATCCTCCCCGGTCTTGATATTTCCGACCTTAAAAATATCGCCAGAGTTCTCAGAGGTGTCGGCCACAACCTCCATGACCGTACATTTGTAAAAGGGATTGATCTGCACTGATGTAGCTGCCGGTATCAGCAGATTGCAGTTCTGGTATTTTGACTGGATTTCAGTCAATGCATAAGAATTGTCCATAGATTTTCCTCCATATCGTCATTGATTTATTTGCTAAATCATGCCCTGATATGGTTTTCCGTAGAAGCCGCCCCGACAATCTGCCGAGTGCTCTTTTCCCCATATTCTGCATGTTTATAGCCATTTTCATTGTCCTCTTTACCATATTGAAAAATTCCGCTTGCTTTATCCGGCAGGAACTGCTACAATATGGTTATCCGTAGGGGCGCTCTGGCAACTTGCCGAGTGCTCTTTTTCCATGTCGCGCAGCGCCCTGCACAGATCCATCGTGAATTTTGAGAACGCAAGGCTCCGCACATACTCTTCCGTCAGCTTTACCAGATACCAGTGCTGCAACACCACCGGCCTCCGTTCCCGCTGATAGATATACTCCTGCTTGCGCCGGGCGCATTCTAAAGCCTCCTGAAGCTGTTCATCTGTTATTGCGAAGCCCAGCAGTTCCTCTACCTCCTGTCTTTTCACTTCCTGTTTCTGCATACATTTCATCCTCCAAAACATTCAAAAATATATTAATCAGCTTATAAGCTGCCCAGGCCATCATAGGGATAAAAAAGTACTCCCCTCCGATAGCATCATAGCCACGCTCCAGATAGGCATAGCGTATAGCCCATTTCCCGGCCATGTATGTAACTGCCACAACATAAACTGCCACAACGGCAAGCCGCCTGATCCACTTCCACCCGCTCATCTCCCGCCCTCCTTATCCGTGTAAAAATAATGATTGCCATGCTGGAAAAGAAACTCCAGATGTTCCTCATGCCAGGTGGATTCGCTTTCACTCTCAAAGTAGGTGGCGCCCATGCTTTCATCCCATCCATCCAGTTCAATCAGGGAAAGGGCCTGCAAGCAATCGGCATCCGGCTCCACCCTGTCAAACCTTCCGCTGGCAACGGGGCTGAACTGCCTTTCCTGATAGATCACTTCTTCTACAGAATCAGGAAATCCACCGGCTTTCACACGGTTTAGAACCACCAGCATGACCAGCGCCTTCCCCTCCGTATCCTCACTTTCCGCCTCTGCCATAGCGATTTTGGCGAGAAGATAAGAATCCTCCGGGCTCAGGCTCCCGCTTTCCGTTTGTGGCGGTTCCTCTGCTGCCTCAGGCAATGAGACCGTTTCAACTGATAATCGCCCCTCCTTTTCTTTGATCGCCGGCTCCTCCTGACAGATCACAGCTTGCAGTTCCTCCCTCTGCCCTACTGCCGGACTTGCGCCGGCCGTGCCTGCCGTACTTATAAATGCCGCTGCAGACAACACCACCAGGCCTACCACCGCACCCAGGCTAACAACAACTTTTGCTTTCACACCGAACCTCCCCGCTGTCGAACGCAAAAGCAAGCTGCCTCGCTTTCGGTTCCATTTTCAAGTGCCGGCTGAAAAACTCCTGCTTCCTTTCCGCTTCCTCCCGACAATCGCACTTTTCGCCCGGATCTAACGAGGCTCCGCAATCCGGACAAATTTTGTAAAATGCCATGACACACCTCCTATTCTTCAATCATGCACCGCTCCATAAAATACTTTCGCGGTACTTTTCCCTGCGGATACGCCGGCGTCAGCTTGCCAGCTTCTATGAGTTCCTCCCTGAGCTTTCTTATCAGCTCATAGGCCTTATTTTCTTTGCAACCGAGATACTCCATAACCTCTGCAACCCCACAATAGTATTTCCCGGGGGAAGAGATCACGCCCGGCGCCGCTGCCAATGCTCCCATGCAATCCCTCCTTCCTACCATGTCGCACGGACAACATACGGATTATCATCAATTTCCGGATCGTAGTAATCAACCTGGACCGGGATGCCCGCGCGGACAGCATCAACAATTCCCTGCACTTCATCCAGCGTCCGCATCTCCGAGCGGGGCGGCGCCTCGATCTGCACCTCCAGTGCTCTCCGCAGATAAGCCATGGCAGCTTTCAGGTAAAAGTCTCCATAGTGTGTGTGAAAGTGCATATCCCGCTGCACATCACCCATTCCCTGCCCTTGCAGTGCATAATGTTTCAAAAACCCTTTTACGATGGCGTCCTCGTCCAGATCGTCATGCGCCAGGTCGAACAGCCATGTTGCCTTATCTTCCAACCATGCTTTTGCCACGGTCACACACCCTCCTTTGATAAATCATGCTTTACCATCTGATCCAGTGTTACACCGAAGAAATCAGCGAGTTTTTCCAGGTTCTCTATGGAGATCCCGATTTTCCCGGTTTCTACAGCGCATAGACTGCTTTTTCCACTAAATCCAAGGAAAACTGCCATATCTTCCTGCGTTATCTCCTTCTTCTTCCGCAAATACTTTATATTTAAAGCATAAAGCGGCAATGGCGGCTTTAACTCTTTCAGAACCAATTCATCCAGCGTTACATCGAAATACTCAGATAGCCGGACAATCATTTCAATATCTGGTTTCCTTTGTTCCCGCTCCCACATAGTCACTGCGCTACTGCTTAAACCAAAAATTTCAGAGAATTCACGCTGGCTCAGCCCTTTCTGCTCTCGCAGATACCTCAAGTTTTGTGCTAAATACAACTTTCCACCTCCCACTGCCTACCTGCATTGGATTCCGATTTGGATTTGGATTCGGATTGGATTACGGACGCACTTGTCAGCAGTTGCTGTCAAATGTCCGCATATTGTAGGCAAGACATTACAGATTTTTCTTTACCCACAGTTTGAGGCTCTGCGCTATCTGCTCCAGCTCCTCCAAATTTTCCAGCACCTTATTCAAATCTCCTTTTTCATCCTCGGAAATAACACCATCCTCTGTGATATCCAGTAACAGTTCCTTCGTTTCTCCGATTTTCCGAAATGTAGAAAGTGCCCTGATTGAGATCCTGTCGAGATCTGCCAGATCGGCTTTGGGCATTTCCCCGCCGAGAGGGCAGATATTCGTACAGTAATAGTTTTCCAGTTCTGGCGCATTATACAAATCCGCCATAAGACGTATTTCTTCAGGATAGGGATTGGCTATCCCGCTTTCAATCCTATAAAGGCGTCCCCGGTCAATGGACATTATGTCCGCTGCCCCTTCTCTGCTGCTTAATTGCTCATTGTGTGCTGCCGCCGCGCAACGTGCCTTATAGAACACGTTGGAACTTGTCTTTGCTGCTATATTTGCCATTTTGATTTTCACCTCCATGCTTTATAATGAAATAAAGTCAA